GGCCACATGAATGATGGTCGTGAAGTAAACATGGGCCGTGGTCCTACCAAGGGCAACATGGGCTGTGGCAAGCCAGGCAAGCCAGGTGCCATGAACAGTGTGACAATGGACACATATCGTGACACCCCAACCACTAAATCAGTGCCTGCATTGCCTGCACAAGGTTCAGTGCGTGACAACATCAACCGTGGGCCACAGGTTCGCACTCCAGGTGGCACAAGAGATTGGATGCCTTCAGCCACACAGAACTACAAAGGCAATCCAGACAAGATTCGCGTTGGACAGTCAGGTGGACCAGACTATGGTAATACCACCAAAGGCAAGAAGCCGCCCACAGACGCTGGTAAGAACACATTCAACTACGGTCCACGCAGCCAGTATTAAAGGAACAACATGATACCATTTATTCCCCAAGGTAGTTCAGCAGTGGTCGCTTATGCGGACGACTCAACTGACACCCATATCACATTGAATCCAGGCAGTTTTGGTGTGCCCAACTGTTTGTATGTTGTGAACAACGACGCTGCCAATGTGGTAGTGGTCAACTACAGTTTTGTAGAAACAGATACCAATGCCGTAGTGCCTACTTCAGGTGCCAATGGTGTTGGTGTTGTGATCGGCAGCAAGAGTGCAGTGCAGATCCGCATTGACAGCACATACCAAGGTGGCCCACTGTATGTGAGTGCTGCAGGTGTGAGTGGTTCAGGCAATGTGTATGTGAGTCCAGGAGTATTATAATGAGAATATCAACAAAGAACATGCAAGCCCGTGCGATCAATGTCAAGCGTGGCCCTACAACAGGCAATGAGAACCCAGGCACCAAGCGTGGTGACTTCATGGCTGAAAAAGCCAGATCCGGTTCAGAGAAAAGTGAAATAGCCAACATGATCACCGACGCAGTAGCGGCTCGTGGTCGTGGTATGAAAGGCTTCAGAGATCCAGCAGTGGAAGGCCTACACGCCACGACCAATGTTGGCCGTGGACCCACCAAGGGCAACGCAGGACGCAAAGGACCAGGAAGATCTGGTGCTGCTCGCGGCGGTGCTCTGGGAGCCACTTCAGGCTACTAAGCCACCCCCGGGACCTGATCACAACGGGGTGGTCAGGTCATTGATTTGTTATGAAAGGAATAGAAATGAACAAAACCACAGCCACCTCCGGCAACAACATCTGGGACGATGTGCCAGAAGAAAAAACCCCCACAAAGAAAAAAGTCACTGCACAGGTAGTCACAGCAGGTCCTGACGAGTTTGACTCGGGCGGATTCGACACTGATGGCTTTGTCAGCAGAGACTTTGACCTGGAAGGCCTCATGACAGACTTTCCCACAGCCAAGGAACTGGAACGCTTTGTGTTCGACGAAACTGGCGTGGTGCTGAACCTCAAAGGTCGTGCCAACAAACTCAAATACCAAGTGGCCATGGATGTGCTCAATGGTCAAGATGTTGATCCCAAATTTATTGGCACTTCAAACCCTTACCTGGAAAAGACTGACATGGTGCCTGAAGAGCCCATGAAGACCTTGCCACCCAGAGATCCAGATCTGCCACCGTTAGACACTTTGCAAAACAGTTTCTTCACAGGCTTTGTGCCACATTCGGATCCAGAATACCATGCACAAGGTCGCAAGATGCACTGCTTGTTCCGCAAATACAAGAATGGTGTGATCAGTTATGAAGTGCAAGGTCCCATCGAACCACGACCAGTGGGAGAGAAGATTGACAAGTGGGGCAAAGTGCGTCCAGAGATCATCCAGTGGGTTGATCCACGCACAGGCGAGCAGTTGGTGCAGCGTGAAGATGGCACACTCACACCCATTGGACGGCGCCTCAAGGCCATGATGCAGACCATGAAATACAACACTACCAATCAATGGTTGGCCTATGTGGATCGAGAGTTTGTGAGCCTGGATCGACGAGCCGCTGCCAACCCTTGGGACCTCAACACATGATCCCTGACAACAGCCTGCGCGACAGCATTGTTCACAATGCTCAACAACAACGCATGGCTCGTGATGTTAAGATCATGCAGGGTGTGAATGCTGCACACAGAGAGGCTTTCTCACACAAGTTTCCTGGGCAGTTGGAACACTCAATGCGATTGATCTCTGAACGCTTGCAACAGATCCTGACCAAGCCTCCAGGTGTTGAACTCACCCGTCCAGACACATGGCCAGGAACTGCCCTGGAGATTGCTGACCTGGCACAGGCCCTGTGGCATCTACAGCAAGTGAGACTGAGTCTACCTGTTGTGGCCACCAGTGAATAATCGATACAGCATCATGATCTGCGATCCACCCTGGGACTACGCAGGGCAAACGCAGCACGGTGGTCAGGGCAATCCAGACACCGGATCTGCCCTGCGTTATTATCCCACCATGAAGTTGCAACAAATGATTGACACTATCCATCCAGCAGACTGGGCTGAACCTGACTGTTTGTTGTTTATGTGGGCCACCTGGCCGCATCTTGATCAAGCCATTGAACTGGGTCGGGGCTGGGGATTTGATTATGTGCATACACCTTTTGTATGGAACAAAATCAAATTGAATCCAGGCTACTACACCATGACACAAACTGAACCAGTGCTGTGCTTCAAGCGTGGCAGGATTCCACAGCCAAGAGGCAGTAGAAATCAACGACAACTGGTTGAAACGATTCGTGGCCGCCATAGTGAAAAGCCGCGTGAAGTGCAGGACCGTATCACAGCAATGTTTCCCACACAACGCAAGTTGGAAATGTTTGCAAGACAAACTTATCCTGGCTGGGACGCTTGGGGCAATGAGGTGTCATGATCGATCCAGGCGTGCTCATGCGTCGGGCCATCAGATACTGCTGCGAACAGAATCACATAGAGCCCGAACACATAGCCACATTGCCTGTGGCACTTCGTGCTGATTTCGAAGCCCTGGTGATTTCAGTGCAGGAACACATGCAGTATAACCAACTGCACTACTTCAGACCATTCGACCATCAACGGCAGTTCTTCACTACCATAAGCAATCGTCGAGGTATCCTGGCAGCCAACCGAATTGGCAAGACAGTTTCAACCTGTGCCGAAACAGCCATGCATCTCACAGGCATCTATCCAGAATGGTGGACAGGACATCGGTTTGAGAAACCCATAACCTGTATGGTGGCCGGTGAAGGATGGAGTCAGGTGGCCTTGGTGCTGCAACAAGAACTGTTGGGATCACCAGACATCAAACTGCGTGAAAGCATTGGCACAGGCATGATACCTCGAAGTGAGATCATCCTGGACACCATGCGGAGTGATGGAGCCAACGCCATTGGCATTGAGATACGCCATGCTTCGGGTGGCAAGAGTTATCTGTTGTTTGCCAACTACACTCAAGAGGTCCGCCAGTTGCAAGGTTTCAAATTGGATCTTGCTGTGTTCGATGAACAACCACCGGATGACTTCTTCAGTGAGATCGTCACAAGAACCGCCACCACACAAGGCATGATCCTGTGCAGTTTTACGCCACTCAAAGGTCTCAATGGCTTGGTGTCAAAGTTCTGGAATCGTGAACAAGGCTACGATTACATCCGTGTGAGTTGGGATGATGTGCCAGAATATGATCTATGGCAGGAACCATTCTTGTTGAAGAGCACAAGAGATCAGTTGGAGCGTGATTACCTACCACACGAACGCGAAGCCAGGATGCAAGGCCGACCCATCATGGGCAAGGGTGCTGTGTTCCAGATCCGTGAATGGCCCACATACCAGCGTGGTGAGTTTGACTTCACACAACGATCAAACATCCACAGGATCATCAGCCTGGACCTGGGTCTGGTCAACGACAAGACTGTGATCACGCTGATGTATTGGGATCCTTACGAGCGTGAAGCATGGCTGCACAAACAGATCGTGGTGCAGGGTGTGGAAGAGGCTGTGCCCACACAATACATCAACCACTTGTTGCGACCCGAAGTGTTTGGCACACCCATAGTGTTGCCAGCAGATGCGTCAACACCAGGGCGATATACTATGAGTTCCAACAGCATCAGAGAACTGTTTGAACGCTATGAACTCAATGTGTTGGAAGGTGCCATAATGAATCCACCTGACGATCAAGGTCGTCGAACCAACCACAAGAGTTATGGCATAAACCAGATGCGTCAGATGTTGGAAGTGGGCAGCCTGCATGTGAATGAGAACTGTGTGGATTTCTTGAGAGAAGCACAGAACTATTTTGTAGATAGCCAAGGCAGATTCTCGGATCCAGATGACTGTATTGACTCAGCAAGATATGCCATCCTGGGCTGTTTGCAAGGCTTGGCTGAACCCTGGGACAACCGAACTCCACAGGACAGGATGCGAGCCCAACGCAACAGACTTAGGCTGCCAGATGACAGCAACAAAGCAGCCTGGAAAAAAACATTCAACCCACAAGGATAAAAATGAGAACCATAGAACTTGCCACCTATCTGGTCAAAGTCGCTGACTCTGACCGAGACGCCACTGTGTTATGCACTGTGCATAAAGACGCATTCATAGACACACTCACAGCCATGGGTCAGGACCTGGATGTTTACGAGATAGCAGCGGATGAAGATCCAATATCTTGCCAAGCATGTCATCTTGCAGCCATGCGACTGTCAACAAACACGCTACAATGATCGAGATCACACGGTGCCGCTAAATAACATATCCTAAAGGAAATGCCACTGTGCTTGATATAAAATACATTCCTGTTGATGACATCAACACCAATAAACCACAAAACGCCAGATTCGTGAGGATGAAGAATCTCATGGATGTAAAGATGGCGTCCTATCTTCGTTATCTGGGGACCAAAAATGCCGTCAATCGTGCTTCCGATTATCATTATCTATGTCTTGCCGTCACTGATTCTACGGCTCCTGTAAACGGAATAGATTACATCCACCCCACAGTGAAGCCTGTTGTGGATTACACCACAGCAGTGATCGCCAAAGGTCTTGCACCCAACGGTGAGGTCAACTTCAACTTTGTGGCCGACGGTGTGGATGATGATGCTGCTGCCCGTCAAGCGTCAGAGATGGTCAGTCATGTGATCAACGAAATGAATGATCCGCACTTCTTGTTGGAGCGTTGGATCATGGATGCCAACATGCACAAGAACGGTATGATGATGATCATGCCCATACGCGAGCCCATCACACGCTATGTTGAGACCACAGGCACTCAAGATCAACTCAGAGCATTTGAACAACAAGCCGCAGATTCCGGACTCACTGCCATGCGACAAAGCCGCAGACGAGTCAATGTAGACATGAGCCGTGTGGCTGAAGAGATGGCACAACTGTTGCCAGAACAAACGGAAGAATTCCGGCAACAACAGATGGATCAACGCCTGGCCGGCCTGGCTGATGACGAGTCTGACTCAGACATGCCAGCAGTAGAACAACAAACCCTGCAAAGCGAAGTAGAAAGCCAACAAGAATTGCTGAATGAAGCCATTCGTCGCAACTCAATCTACACTGCCAAATACAAACTCACAGGCTACAACATCAGGATCAAGTTCAATCCCATAGCACAGCACTTCTGGATCTGTGATCCCACAGTGCCTGAAATGAGAGATCAACCATTCTGCGGCTACTATGACCCCATGACCATCCAGGAAGCCATGGAACTGTATCCTGGCATTGACCTGGAACAGTTCGAACGCCATGCTGAATACAACATGAATGGTGCTTACCAAGCAGGTTCGGTGCTGAACAACCTGGCCATCCACGCAAGAGATTCAGTGCCCATCATGGGTGTGCCGGTGGATTCTGGTGCTTCAGCAGATCCAGACAGCCGCCAGGTCAGTATCGTCACTGTTTGGAACAAGTTTGACATTGATGATGACGGTGAACTGGAACTGGTAGAACTGATCTACTCAGGCACATATATCATCTCCGCACGAGAAGTAGAATTCATCCCTGTGGCCAACATGTGCCCACGCCCACTACCCGGCAACTTCTATGGAATGAGCGTGGCTGAGTCAGTGATCCCCATGCAGGAATACAACACATCAGCAGCACGAGCCGAGATCCAGTTGGGCTTGCTCACTGCCACACCGCGTATTGGTGTGAAACCTGATCGTCTTGACTTTGAAATGTTGCAGGATGGTGAAGCAGCCATCTTCATCTTGGATTCAAAGTTCGATCCTGCCAAAGATATCTATCCACTACCTCCTCCTGCTGGCAATTTGCAGTTCTTGGAAGTGGCCATGAACCGTATCCAACAAGATACCATGGCCATGGTTGGTATGACCACACCAAGTGATGTGTTCAACCCAGAAGTTATGGCACCTGGCAACTCGGGTGTGAAACTACAGATGGCTCTCACACCCAATCAGATCATCCAGGACAACATTGTTCGCAACTCAGCAGACGGATTGAAAGAAGCCATCTGGTTGGTATGGCGAACCTTGATCCAATACGGTGATGATTACGGTGTGAAGAAACTGGCACAGAAGAGCCACCCAGACAAACGGCCAGAGTTCTTGGACTACATGGCCTGGGATGACATGAACTTTTGTGATCGCAAGCACATTGAATTGGAATTGGCCCTGGGCATGCGTAGTGAAGAGAACGCAATTGGTCGTCAGCAGATCATCCAGAAGTGTCAAGCAGACTTATACAACACCACACAAGGCATGGTTGCACAAGGCACACTCACACCTGAAGTTTACAAAAAGGTCAAGAAGCCTTTTGCTGACACATTGTATATCTTGGGTGTTAAAGATGCTGATAGTTATCTGCCCAGCGACGAAGAAGTCATAGCCATGATCAAACAAGCAGCAGAAGCAGCCAAGAACCGTCAGCCTTCACCTGAAGATCAAGCCCGATTGGCCAAGGCACAATTGGATCAGACTCGTGCTGAACAGATCAAACAAGAAGTGCAGGGCAATGACGCTGAAACTCAACTGGATCTCATGGCCATTGCCTCGGGTAATCCCAAAGTTTATAATTGATTTGATTTTTGATTGGAGTAGAAATGATTAGCGAAGATGCAATAGACGCATATAACACCAGACTGACCATGGATCCCACAGCGATCCGTAATCTCACACCAGCACAACGCGATCAAGTGCGTGTGTATGGTAGCCAGGCAGAGGCCCTGTTGAAGAACAGAGACCTTGCGATGTTTGTGCATCACTACAAATTTTCTGTAAGTGATGCCCTGGTTGCAATCCAGGCACACACGCCAGAAGCCAACTCAGAGCGTGTGGCTTTGAGCAATCATCTTGCTGGCATAGATGCTTTTGTGGCCAGTCTCAAGCGAGCAGTTTATTGGCGCTCAAGATTAGATCAACAAGACACTAAAGATCTGTCGAAATAACCCAATATCACTAAATAAACCACAGGGTAAGCACAAGCCCCCTACAAAGGAAAAACATGACAGAACAGATCACGCCTAATGCTCCAGACAGCACGGCCAATGACACAGCAGCGACTTCTATTGAATCAATAGCATCGAAGATGACCGCAATGAGAGAACATACTCTGCGTAATCTGACTCGTGCTACAGCAGAGTCCTCAACAGGAACAGATGCGTCGGCAGGCACATCGAGCCCTGTGGCACCACAACAGGTAGCCGAAGATGACATCATCTATGACGATGTTGATGCAGGAGATATCACAGGATCTGATGTCGCCCAGACTGAGTCTGTAAGCGAACCAGATAACACATCCAGTGAAGAGTTGATTGATTTCATTGAGTTTGCCGAAACAAACCCCAACGCCAAGTTCAAGTTTGTTCGCAACGGAAAAGAAATAGTAGTCGACGCTAAAAAGGCCGCAGCAATATTAGGTCAAGGTGGAGCCATCCATGAAGAAGCACGCCAGTTAAAAGTGGAGCGAGCCGAGTTCGAAGAATACACTCGAGAACTACGGGAACGCCAAGAAGGTTTAACATTGGCCATGGAGTTTACGGTGCAACCGCGTTTGCAAAGTGCGTATGATGAGATTGTGAAAACACAAGGTTATCAAGCAACTTTCCAACAACAGATGGCAAACACATCAGACCCCGCACAACGGGCGAGATTGCAAGCCAGTATGCAGCAGAATGAACAATACATTCAGCAGCAACAAGCGTTGATTGGTCAGTTGAAACCAGCAGTGGATCAGTTCCGGCAGGTTCGCAAACAGCAAGTGCAGTCAGTCTTGGAGAACAATCGCAAGGCGTTCACTGACAAGGAGTTGAAAAACGAATATGTCTACAATGAACTGCGCGAGAAGATTACCAAGATATGGCCCGAAGCCCGGTCAGAGTTAGTTCCTGGTATTCCCAACATAGATCTCATCTCTTCGGATGAAAACTTGTTGAGTCTGGTTCGAGACGGATTGAAATACCGTAATGGACCCAAGACAAAAACAGCCGGATCCAGCATCGCACAATTGACCATGCGTCGAGGCAGCAGCACTCCAGGGAAGAACCCGTCGAGTGAACTGTCCAAACTTCGTGAACAAGCCAAGAGCGGCGATAAAAAAGCCGGAGACAACCTATTGATGCAACGACTCAGTCAGATTCGTTCCTCAAGAGGTGGTAGATAAAATAGCCAACTATTAAATATTCAAGGAGAATAAAATGGCAGAAATCACAACCAGTCAAATTGGAAACGGAACCACAGCCTATGGTGCGGATATCGTTGTCAAAGACTTAGACTTAGATGTAAGCAATCGTATCAAAGACGATACCCCCGTGTTGAACATGTGCATGAGCAAGAAGCGTAAAGTAAACTCTACACTTCCATTGTGGACTGACGACATCTATCGCTTGCCTTCAGCACAAGCGGTTCAAGAAGGAGCCAATGTTTCTACTGCCAACGCAGAAAGCAACAGCCGTTATAACCTGGCCAACTACACACAGATCTTCCAGACCACAATCGCTGCGTCCGGAACTGCTCGTGCTGTTATGCAGTCCGGTGGCGATCCCCAGGCATACCAAGAAGTCAAGCAACTGATCGAACTCATGTTCGATGTGGAGCAACAACTTGTTCGTGCAGACCAGATCGGCACACAATACGGTGGACAGACAGGCACAGCCATTGACAACCCAACCACTGCCCAAACCGGCGGTCGTCGTATGGGTAGCCTGGCTTCGTTTGCTGGCACATTGAGTTTCAACCCTTCAAATGCTGCCATCGCCAACATTACCACAAACACCAACAACGCAAGTTCTGACTCCAGCACTGCCAATGTGGGTAATCTCAATATCAGCAGCAATGGAACTCAGTTCTACACCGGCACATTCACTAACCAAGTGTTCCAGCCAGTGATTTACAAGCAGTTGGTGACCGTGGCTGAACAACGATACAATGCCAAGATCCGCACCATGGTTGTTCCAACCAGCCTGCGAACCATGATCTCTGACAACATCGTGAACAGCAACACCAGCATCAACCGTCGTAATGTGGAGCGTGGCGACACAATCCAGACTTACGAAGGTGACTTCAACTACACCTACGAAATCTACGATTCTTGGATCATGGACCAGTCAGGCGTAAGCAACTCAATCTACTTCTTGAATGAAGATGTGTTGCAGTGGGGTAGTCTGCGTGATCTGGGACCAAACAACGAAGTGTTCAGCAATGCTGACGCAAGTTTGGACCAGTTCCTGATGGAAGGAACATTGATTGTTCGCAACCCAGCAGGCGTTGGTCTGTTGAACAACATTTCAACAACCGGTGCAGCAGTGAGTTCACCACGCGGCGCGAGTTTTGTATCTCGCACCAACGAAGGTGGCGGCGACACATACTGATCGAAAGATTGGTAAACACCAAAAGGCCCTTCGGGGCCTTTTTTTGTGGAGTAAGACCTGTTATTGTCGAGAGCACTAAATACAAGATGAGTGAAGATTTAAACAAACCCGAATACCTTGACGACACAGACCCTGAAAAAAACTATGACTATCTCCGACAAGACCATGGCGGCACAGTGACCACACACAATGGCATAGCCGACCGACTGTTGCAGAATGACAAGTTGTATCGCAGCATGAAGGGTGATTGGTCAAGAACTGCCTGGAACGCAAGCAACAACATCCGTGTGACAACTGGTCGCGAAGATGGCAAGTTCTATATCAAACGCGAGCAGATAAACGCAGATGCTGTGGCTCGACGCTGTGCTGAATACCGCAAAGCAGCCGAACAAGGCTATCCAGATCCATTAGCACCCATTGGTGACGATGGTCATCTAACCTACAAATGGATGGACTTGCCCAATGTTGTGAGCATCCGCATCAGTGATGATTACTTTGGTGGCATGCCCTGGGCTGCTATCAAACATGATCGCACACTCAAGGCTCAGTTCTACCGGGTTGTGGAAAAAGAATACAACAAATATGTGTGCTATCCGGGCGGCAAGTTGCCCATACCCATTGAAGTGCCATATCCCAGCAAACGAGGACAACAGAAGTTCTTCAAAGGAATATAAACCATGAGTTTCCAAATACCCACAGGCGATGATCTTGTCACATTTGTGAAAGATTTCACAGGATCCAGCAACGACGAAGAAATCAAAAAATGTATCTATCTTGCTGAACTCAGCATGAGAAACATCGAACTGCCAGCCTTGCGTAGCAATCCTTATGCTGAAGAAAACATTGGTGTGGCCAACTCTCTGGGTCAGATCCCCATTCCATCTGACATGAACAAACCAATCTTGTTCTTCAAACAAGGCAACCCAGGCGGCGACACAGCATCACAGTCAGGACCTTGGATTGTTTATGACCGCATCGGCGACAGAGACATCATCACACAGAGCATGATTGCCCAGTTGTATCTATCGCCTGTGAATGTGCCAGCAGTTATCCGTGGCAAGTTCAGTGAAGTATACGACCAGTATCAATTCTTGCCATACCTGGGTGAAGGTGCCTTGATCAACTTGTATTACTACAAAGCATGGCCACTGTTGTTCAGCCCCATTGACGATGAGATTGTGAGTGCCACAGGCACCATAGGCACCATTGCTGGTGCAGGTCCCTGGACAGCACAGATAACAGGCATGACTGACACCACTGGACTTGAAGCAGGCAGCATCATCACTGCCACAGCAGGCACAGGCAGCATAGGCACAGGCGGTGTGTATGTGGTCACCAGCACAACTTCAACCACAGTGAACTACACAGCCACAGGTGGCACCACACCCACAGCAGGCACAGTGACCAATGTGGCCTTGTTAGAAAACACCGGACGAGTAGTAGAAACCAATGCTGTGTTGCAGACCTGGTCAGAAGGCTATGTGTATAGCACTCTGCGTGAATACTACATCAAGCGACACAATGCCGAAGATGCAGCGATCTTTCAGACCAAATACAATGATGCCTGGAACATCGTGAATGATCAAAACAATCTGGGCAAATGGTCAGGAGGCCATACAAGATTGACCAGTGTGTGGCAGCCAAGACAATACCGACAATACAATATCAAATAAGGATTCAGATATGGCCACCGGCAATACCACCAGTCTCTATAGTTCAACCTCAAGCAATGCCGTCGTAAACAGCCGGAACTATACCACTCTATACTCTGCGAGCACGGGAACCGTGTCTGCACAAACGCCTTACGGCAATGCCAATGTGGCTGGTTTCTTGGCAGAAGGTTCTGACACCGGCGGAAACAGCATTGGCAACATCACTGCTGCTGGCATCATATCTGCACAAGGCAATATTGTCACTGATTCTTATTTCATTGGCACATTCATTGGCAATATATCAGGCAACATCGCAGCAGCAGGAGCCAACACACAGGTCCAATACAACAATAGTGGCGGCCTGGGTGCCAGTTCAGCATTCACATTCAATCAAGCCAGCAATGTGCTGAATATTGGTGGCAATGTCACGGCCAACTATTTCATTGGTAATGGCAGCCAACTCACAGGATTGACCAGCACCTATGGCAATGCCAATGTGGCAGCATTCTTGCCCACATACACAGGCAATCTGTCAGGAGGCAACCTGGCCTTGACCGGTAATGCAGCAATCACCGGAGGCTTGACCACCAGCAACAACATCGTGAGTGGTGCCAACATCCAGGCAGCGGGCAATATCCGCACCACTGGAGCCAGCGGCAATATCACAGGTGTGAACTACGCCAGTGCAAACTTCTTTGTGGGCAATGGTAGCCTGCTGACCGGCATTGCAGCAAGTTATGGCAATGCCAATGTTGTGGCCAACCTGGCTGCATTGGGTTCAAATCCTGTGTCAACCACAGGCAATATCTCAGCAGGTTATTTCCTTGGTAATGGAAGCCAACTCACAGGATTGCCAGCCACATATGGCAATGCCAATGTGGCCACATTCATGGCTGCATTTGGATCTAACTCCATATCAACTTCAGGCAATGTCTCTTCTGCATATTTTGTTGGAAATGGTAGTCTGTTGACCAATTTGACCGGTGCCAATGTCACTGGCACAGTGGCCAATGCCACATATGCCACCACAGCAGGGTCAGCCACCACTGCTGTCACAGCCAATACTGTGACTGATGCAGCACAAGCCAACATAACTTCTGTAGGTGTGTTGACTGCTCTGAGCGTGAGTGGCAATATTGTCACAGGCAATATCAGCAGCACAGGCAATGTAAACATCAGTGGCAATCTCAACAGCGATGACATAACATCAACCAATGTCACAGTGTATGGTGACCAGGTGATCACAGGTAATCTTACTGTTCAAGGCACAACCACAACAATCAACAGTAATGTTGTCACAACAAATGATAGAAACATCACTGTGGCCAACAACCAAAGCACCAGTGCTAATCTTGACGGTGCTGGTCTTGACGCAGGTAATTCTGCTGGTGCACCGGTAATCACCTGGAGATACAATGCTGCCACAACCAGTTGGCAAAGCAATGTAGGAATAACTCCTGTGGCCAATCTCACATATGATCTTGGCACAAACACACTGCGTTGGAACAATGTTTACAATGGTAATGTGTTGAGTTCAGGCACAGTGAGTGCCGCAGGCAATATCACAGGCAACTATTTTGTGGGTAATGGATCAGCATTGACTGGCATCACAAGTTCATATGGTGACAGCAATGTGGCCACATTCATGGCAGCATTTGGTTCTAACACAATCACCACCACAGGCAATGTGGTTTTGGGCAATGTCACAGCAGGAACTGGAAATGTTTCAGCCACAAATCATGTTGTAAATGGTCTCACTGCCAATGGATCTGGTTGGCTGGGCTATCAAGGAGGCAACACTGCTCGCATGGCACTGAACTATGTGAATGGCAACAACAGTCATGCTTTGATGATGCGTCAGACCAAGGCATCCTTGTATGTTGATAATGTTGGCTCAGGAGCCAACGAGGCCTATGCTGAAATCCAGATGGACATAGCCAATGTAAATGCTCCATATGTATTGATCGATGTGGCTCCTGGTTCCACAGGTATAGAATATGATTGGATATTCGACGCCACTGGCAATCTAACATTGCCTACCAACAGCAGTCAGATCAAATATGCCAATGGCACCAGCATCTTATCAGGCATAGGTGGTTATGGCAACAGCAATGTGGCTGCTTTCATGGCAGCATTTGGCTCTAACACCATTACCACAACTGGCAATGTGGTTGCTGGTAATCTCAGCGTCACTGGTGGTATCACAAGCACAGGCAACATTGTTGGTCAACTATCCACAGCCGGAAATATCACTGGTGGTAATCTCACAGTGAATGGCTTGATCAATACTTCAGGAAGTCTTTCACTCGCTGGCAATATTTCAACTCCATCAGGCAGTATTGTAGGCGGCAATATGACTCTGAGCCCCGGCGGCACATACAGCACCACTGGCAATGTTCTCACAGGTAATCTTGTAGTCACTGGTTTAATCAATACTTCTGGCAGTATTTCACTTACCGGCAATATATCAGCCACTGGCAATGTTCAAGCAGGTAATCTACGCACCACTGGATTGGTATCTGTGACAGGCAATGTGATTGCCAACAATTTCAGTGCTGGCAATGTGCTGACCTTGAGTTCAACAGTGGCATTGTCAAACTACAACAACAGATTGTATACTGCTGATGCTCAATTCAATACCCTGGGCATAGATGCCACAGCAGCAGTCACCGGTAATGCCACAGTTGGTAATCTACTCACAGGTGGCCAAGTATCAGCCACTGGCAATGTCACAGGTTCATACTTCCTGGGTAATGGCAGCCAACTAACAGGATTGCCGTCCACTTATGGCAATGCCAATGTGGCCACATTCATGGCAGCATTTGGATCTAACACCATCACTACCACAGGCAATGTGGTTGTGGGCAACCTCAGTGGCGGCAATGGCAACATTGATGGCAGATATTATAATATCCAGGGACTCACAGGCAACTCCACGGCATACATCGGAAGAAAAACCAACACTGGTCAAGGTAATCGTGCTGTGTTTTCGTTTACCAATGGCAATACAGCCAGTTCATACAACAATCATCTCTTGCAGTTCCAGCCAACCCAGGTCAACCTGTTTGCTGACTACTACGACTCCGGCACAGGATTCGATGCTTGGGCCGAAGTGGACCTGGTTGTAAGCAACCCTAACTCACCTTTTGTGACCATAAACATGGCCAGGGCCGATACCGGTGCGGAGGTATATTGGAACTATGATATCACAGGCAATATCACATTGCCCAGCAACACCAGTGCCATCAACTATGCCAACGGAACCAGTATTCTAAGTGGCCTGGGTGGTTATGGCAATGCCAATGTTGTGGCCAATCTGGCTGCATTGGGTTCAAATCCAGTAAGCACCACAGGCAACATCACAGCCGGTTATTTCCTGGGCAATGGAAGCCAACTTACAGGCATTGTTTCCAGTTATGGCAACGCCAATGTGGCAGCGAACCTGGCTGCGTTTGGATCCAATCCCATCAGCACCACAGGCAATATCACAGCCGGCACAGGTATAATAAGTGCAGCCAGC